TTGATATGGTTGATATGGATGAATTAATTACATCCAATCAGTATTTAATTATAAAACACAGTTACGACTGTTATTGTTATGCCGATTGTAATAAAAGCACTGAATATTATTATATAAAGGGTGAACATATAACACAAAAGTATGTGATTAAACAACTTATTCATCAAGGAATAGATCTAGATTGTAACCATTGTTTTTTAGAAGGATTTTATAAAACACTGGGGTCTGACTGTCAGTTTGAATTATGCGTGGGGTCTTGATGAAACGAATAAACGTACACCATTATATTATATTATAATACGTTATAATATAATGTTAGATGACATCTCCTTTGGAATTAGGGAACAAACTCTAACTCTAATGTGTGCCTTAACTAGTATATTATCTTTAGATAAATCTCATATAGTATATCTATTATTATCATTTGCCATAGCATCTTCTATCCCAGATATTTATGCATTTACTATAACATCCAAAGAAAAATTCTCGTCTGGGATTCGTATTTTAATTGCGGAAATAATTGTGTCTCTATTAATAGGATTACCTCTATACTTCTTGAAAAATAAAGAAATTATGTTTGCCACGTCAATGGTAATGGGGTTTACTATATTACTTATAAACGAGGTGTATTTATTACATAGTAACAACGAAACCATCACTAAATCCATCTTATTTGCAGGAGTAGCAGTATTGACCTCTTATTTTGGGTCTTACTTGCTTAAAAAGGCTTTTATGTAATTATGTAATTAAGTAATTATGTTATGTTTTCTTGATAACCATTTTTTTGCTTCTTTAATGCTACAATTTGAATCTAAATTTTTATCAAATGATAAAAACTTGGGACTTTTCATAGTAGGTGTCTTATAATAAATATATGGTCCATATTTTCCATCTCTTATCGATGCATCCGGTGATATTTCTAATAGAATGGGCTTAACTATATGCATAGACACATCATCCAATTCCAATGATTCATATAAAGCCATGTCCATTTTTATGGCTATTTTACTATTATTCCATTCTAAATACAATCCATATCGACCTTTTTTAATAACTACTACATGACCCAGGTAGGGACCCAAGTTTCTACACGAAGAGACCTTCTCGGCTATGATTTCATCTAACGAATACGTACCTTCCCGTAATTTATCCAAGTCTAGATCATCCCTAACTTGTTTGAACGTGGTATGCTCCCCCTCAACACATTTGACCACTGGACCATATTTAGCAATAGTATACGTATGTTTATCGTCTATACGAATCTCTACTTTAGTTTTATTATATTGGTCCGATAAGGTATCTATTTGCGCCAAACATTGTGCGCATAAATCATGCCATACATATCCCCCCTTGGCTATTATATCCAGCGTATCCTCCATTATTTTGGTATACCCATACTGAAATAAGGCATCATAATGTAGTAGAAGAAATTCTATTACTAATTGCCCGATGGGTTGTAGTACTAATTTACCCTTTTCCCCTCCGAACTCCTTGGTGGAGGTGGATTCAGATAGTAGTTTATCAACCAGTTCATATTCAACGCACTTTATTTCTTTGCCAACTACATTTGTTTTTTTCACATACCCTCGTTCTTGTATCTTCTCGACCAAACTGGCAAAGGTGGATGGTCGACCAATGCCATGGTGTTCTAATAATTGGACTAATTTGGCTTCAGATAGATGACTGATTAACCCTTTCATGGTTACCTTTGACCTTATTTTTTTATAAGGTATGGTGTCCTGTTTTACAGTTTGTAAGTAGGCATATATTGGGTTAACCAGTTCATATCCAGCCACGCATTTCCATCCAGGAAATACTACTTGCTCGGTGGAATGTTTATACAAATGATTATCTGGTGCAGTGATTGATGCAGTGATGCCTTTATAGGTGGCGCTCAACATTAGACTTTCTAGGGTATTTTGTCGGATTAATAGATACATCTTGGCTTCGCGGGAACCTATAGTTTTGTCTTCCTGTACGGCTAAAATGGTAATGTCGGTTGGTCGAATAGCTTCATGTGCTTCTTGGGCGGAAACGGCTTCCTTCTTTTTATTCTTAGGGGTATTATTTAATAATTCTGGGCTGTCTGTATGAACATACTCGCTCCCATATACATTTACTATGAAACTACTAGCAGTTTTTAAAAATTCGGCACAATATGTTTTACTATCCGTTCTCATATAAGTAATATATCCCGCTTCATATAATTTTTGACAAGAAGCCATGGTATCTTTGGGTGATAATCGCAAGTCGGTATTGGAAGCCTGTTGTAATGAACTAGTAGTAAACGGGAGTGGAGGGGCCTTGGTAGTATTGCGTATGTCCCCACAACTAAATACATGCGAAAACTCGGCGGAGGTGGTTAGATATTGCTCCATTGTTCGTTCTCCTTCATGATTATAATTTAGTGTGAACTCTAGATTTTTACTAGTAAAGTGACCTATGGTATTATAACTCTTGATGCCGGGGGAAGCCTTTATAGTTTGAGCATTTTCATATATTATGCGTAAAGCGGGAGATTGACATCTACCCGCAGACAGAGGCTTGGCTGTCTTAAAGGAAATACTTGACCATAACATGGGGGATAATTTAAAACCAACTAGCAAATCTAATACCTGTCTAGCAAACTGTGCGTGCACTATATGCATGTTTATTATAGTGGGTAAAGTTACTGCACATTGGAGTGCCTTTTCGGTTACCTCGTGGAATATTATCCTCTTGGTAGTTGCCACAGGCAGATTAAATAATTGACATATATGCCATGCGATTGCTTCGCCTTCTCTATCATCATCTGTAGCAAGTAATACTTCTTTGGAGTTGTCTATAAACTTGCGTAAATCAGTAATCTGTTTAGACCTAGTAGTGACGTTTTTAAAAGTGGGAGTAAACTTATTATCAATGTCAATGCAATTTAGGTGTGGCATGGACCTAAGGTGTCCAAAACTAGCCATACACTTATACTCTGAACCTAGATATTTCTCTATTTTTGCACATTTAGCTGGGGATTCAACTATAATGGCAATGTACGACATGTTATATATATATAAACACTGTTTATTACTCATTTAATAATACTATTCTTATTATATGAGGAAAAGAGTTAATTTATACTCAACGCAAATGGGAAATAAATTACAAGGCATATCTAGTGCCACTACCAATACTAGTAAAAATGCTATTAGGCGGCGAGCCAATGGAGCTAATAGAAATACACTTCATTATGGTAATCAGGTTGGAGGAATAGGTATAGGAAACCACATTCCTTCAAGATATAAATGTGCTTGCACCCATCCAAAGTATATAATTAATCCTTATGACCCTGACTGTGAAGACGAAGGCGAGTGTGATGGGGAAGATGAATATGAAGGCGAAGATGAAGGAGAAGACGAAGGAGAAGGAGAAGATGAAGACGAAGATGAAGGCGAAGGTGAAGGTGAAGGCGAAGACGAAGACGAAGGAGAAGGAGAAGACGAAGGAGAAGGAGAAGACGAAGGAGAAGATGAAGGAGAAGACGAAGGAGAAGACGAAGGCGAAGACGAAGGAGGTTCAGTATTTATACCCTCACCAAAGTATGTAATTTATGTAGATACAATAAATGAAGATCCAAATGCGGAAGAATGGGGTTTTGATGCATTATCGCAAGCAATTAAGTCTATGATAGATCTTGGGTATAATGTTATAATACTTGGCTTTATATATCGAACTTTAGATGCTACCAATAACGATTATTCAATAGTTCCATCGGATATGACAGAAATATGGTTGATTGAAATGAATGAAGACGAACAAATAGAAATGAAACAATATGCTGATGATCACCAAGCTATTATTATGATATCTGCTGGGGGAGCGAATAATAGTATCTATAAGGTGGACAGCAATTCTACAAAATCTTTCTCCGATGGAGAAAGATTTGGATACCATGCAGCAAATCTGGTCAAAGGTAATCACTTGCATGGATTAGACTTTGACCTAGAAGGATTTGATAATTACGATGACATAATAAATTTTGTTATACCTGCGCATAATACAGCACGAGGTATTCTTGGTCCGGATTTTATTATAAGTCATGCGCCACAAACACCTTATTTTAGTGAAGCTGGAAGTTATATGAATAAAGGCACTAGCACTAGCGCTTACTTCGATGTATATAACCAGTGCCCGGATATTGATTTTTTTAATATACAATTTTATAATCAGAGTGACTACTATCCATTTAATACATTTACAACTTTATTTGAGTTGGCTGTCCCCGATGATCTCACGGATACTCAAGCGGCAGAACAAATAGCCGATCAGAAAATACCTTGGTCTAAAATAGTAGTAGGTAAATATATGATAAATTCTACTGGGACTGCATTTTATGGTATAGATGGTTATGTAGATCCCGTTACATTGGGAACATATATTGGCAAGGGAATGGCCAAACATTTAGAATATACTGGTTCAAACATGGTATGGGCATGGCCCACGATAGATACGGCCAACGGCGACGACGACACTATAACATTTACAGAAACACAGGATTCGGCACGAACCTGGATTGATGGTATTAATAAAGGTATTAATAAAGGTATTAATAACCCTGTCCCCTAAAGGTTAATTTTTTTATATTCCTTCCACGAAAGCGTCTTATAGGGGAGTGTATCAACCGATGCGTTTACATCTATCACGCTGCTATTAACTATTTCTGGGTCAGAAGAGGCCATTGGTTTATCTATATAGATGCCTTTTAATAGTTTACCTATTAAAAATGACCCTTCGTGCTGATTTATTTCAAAATCCTCTATTTTTTTTAAAACATCGACAAATTTATATAATATGACCATGTCAAGGGATTCCTCTATAATTCCCTTATATATTAAGGGATATGTGGTAAATAAAAAAGAGCATTTAGTTTCAAGCATTTTATTATATACGGGACTTTGGTCTTCTCCTAATTTCCTATTCCTGTGTGTTTTATACATTATATTAATTTCCGATTTAAGTGCTGCGCTATGTTTTTTATCCCTAATAATAGAAGTTTCGTCCACCACATTATGTTCTGCTATCATTTTATTCAATTCTAATTTCTGTTTGTCGTCCATTATAATAATACAATAATAGTTACTTTTAAATCAAACAAAATCTAACTATTAATATATAATGACACCTAGTTCATTAAATAAATCATATAGAGGAGGCGATGGTTCCACAATATCAACCGCCGAGCCAACACCTTATCAGACATATGGCTATCCTGAAGGAGCTAACAGTGCTAGTAGTGCCGCTGCTGTTAATAATTTTGATAATTCGGCGACTCAGCAAAGTTTAGTAAATGCTCATGGCGGTAAATTACCTCGTCGTAGACCTAAGAGCAGCAGCCGTAGACCTAAGAGTAGCCG